CGTCGCTCAAATGCGCTTTTACGTACTTATTCTATTCAGATAAAACTGTAAGAATATGTCAAGTATAACTACTTGGTAGAAGTAATTTTTTGCGTTCCTTGAAGGACTTTGCTCCATCGTCGCCATAGGCGAATTTGTACCGAATCCACGATTCCCCTATCTGGGGGCGGATTTGGTCTCACTTTGGAGAAAGCCAAGGCATTTAAAGAGGCAATCTCTCGATTGACCTTCAAATATCCCATATATAATTGCGGGAAGGATTGACTGGGCAGTTCCCATAGTACCTTAATTAATCTAGAACAATCCGCAACAGCCTCCAATTTGGCGGCGTGCCATGTTCCATTACTTAAGTTCGCTAAGGCGTCTGCCAGTAATCTAAATGGGTATTGTATGTCCGACTTCGCTACTTGACCAGATTTTATTAGGTCCAGTAACTCCGGCACGTTCATCTCCTCTGATGGGGGATAACCATGCAATCCCATTTGATTCAGGACAACTCCTGCAGCCGTCTCTCGCGCCCATTTGACGTTATCTTGCTTAATAGCCTCATTACTATGGACTAGTAACTTGGTTTTCAGTTTAGATACCTCCGTTCTGGCGAACTCATCCATTATTAGATGGACATCGTTCGTGTGCAGTGGATTGAGCGGCGCACCAAGTTCAAAGAACTTAGTAGCACTCTCTTCGTCTGTGGGTACGTTTAACGACAGGATAACCAGTCGAATTCTCGATGAAAGTTTACCAAGTGGTTTATTAAGCCAACTTCGTACTTTCCACCCTACTCCGTAAGCTTGAAGAGCCTTCGCAGTAGATAGCTTATATTTCATAACTATCTCTTTGAAAGCACCCAAGCCGGCGTTTCCGGCTTCAAATTCTAACACGGGGACTGGACTTACGTCTACTCCCTTGTAGAAAACTCGTTTCGCGAATTCTAAGGCTAAACCTTTCGGCGAGATCAGAGACTTATGGAGCCCACATTGGACTCCCAAAGACTCCAATATCATTAGATATTGTCGCATTACTGCGTGATCACCGATTACAAGGTCATCTCCCAAGATCGCGTAATTAGTATATAGGCGGTCTTTCGGCCACCCGGCTCTTCAAGCCGAAATTTGTACAATTAAGTGGTGTACCAGGGCTAACATGGCCCATGATGACAGCGCACCCATAGGTTGTCCAACAGCATACTTGAGATCTGTAACCACTAATCGTGGTTTAACAGTCCCTTCTGTCTTGTGGAGTCTATAGGTTCTAGCAACTAATAAATTTCTTCACGCACCAGCAAATTGGAAACTTAGCATTTCTGCCAATAGTCTCTTTTGTAGTGCCACAGGTATTCTATCAGTTGCCGCGGTTAGGTCTAAGCTATATAAAGACTTAGACTTTAATAAGAAGTCCAGCGGTGCGAGTTGGTCAAAGGTCCCATCCATTTTAATTCCTTCCAGGATCATAAAGATCACTTTGTGAAGGGGATAAAGTAACCATTGGGTCCAAGCATCGACCATTGCGAAAACTCTTATTTTACCGGCTGCCTCTTGTTTTAATCCTAATTTCCCTAGATAGGGTAGAGGTTTAACGAGTGGCTCACCTAAGCACTTAATTTCCCAACTTGGTCTTGAGACTTTCATGGCCCATTGGATCTTATCCGATGGCATGTAGTCAAATAGAGTTTCTATTGACTCAGACAATATTTTATTATCATCTAAAGCTCGAAGACTTCGAAGGAGAATGTAAGGCATGGTATTCCATTCACCAAACGAGCCCTTAACGCCGGGGCCTCCTTTAAAGATTGAGAATAAACTCTCTCTACTAAATTCAGCTAAACGTGCGTAAAGGAAGTCCAAGGAGAATCTTGGTCGCACAAATAACTTTACGAATAAAGGAATGTAAGAGTAAATCATATGATTTAACCCTCCATGGCCTGTATTAGCAGTCGTTATTGTGTCCAACTTCAATTTACCTGGGAACTCTAATACTCTGTAAAAATTATACATTGTAAGAGCCAGTTTGATTGTTATTGCACTACCTTTTCGAATTTCCATTCGGATTTGACAAGGCAGGGATCTTGGCAACCCTTTTGAGGTTCGTGCGATTCGCACACCAAGTTTCCCGGTATCGCCCACTAGCATGCCTCCAATACTTTGCATCACTAAGGTGTTATTGGTCTTTAAGAAAATTACTAGACCTTTAACTCCTTGTGAGCGTTGTATGGAGTTACAAGTTTTGATAAAACTGCAAATCATCCTTATTCTACCGTTCGTTATACCTGCACCCGCCACAATAAACATTCCCTTAAGGATGTTTACTAGGGGGCGTCCATCGTTTACGATGAACATATCATTATTATCTAGTATAGCAAGATTTACTTTGAGCAACGTAGACTTATAAATTGCTTTCGATTTCTCGAATAGCGCCGCTTGACGCGGATTCATAAATTTTACGTTTTTCATTTTAATTATAGAAGCCCCACAGATAGTTTCCCGACCCTGCTTCAATGAAGAAGTTTAGGCAAGGGCATTCTTGAAGGCGGTCCCTTTCGGACCCGGCATCTCAGCCTGCTAGTTCAGAAACCCAATTTCGTGCAGTAGTAATTGCGCGACCTCGGTGAAATGAACGTTATAGGTACATAATGCATCGTAACATTTGACGATTAATCGTTGAATCTTAGGTGGTCACCCGCAGTTCCCCCCCATTGCTGGGGTTACTTGCGCGGGTTCGCACTTGCAATTAACCGCCTCCTGTAAGAGGAGGCATTAGAGGCGCCTATAAGAGGTACACTCTGGTCACTTTTCTCTAAAGAGATTTCGGGCCTAGCGTTTCTATAGCGATCTTAAAATCGCCATGTTATCTAAACAATAAACTTCGGTTTGCCCGTGGTTATCCTCTTGATTAGGGAGGTGCCACAGCGCGCCGCAGATAGCCTTAATGGCTAGGTTGTTTAGACCGGTCCGGTTGGACGCGGGTTGGACTATAGTTCTTGTAGGGTGGGCATTTCTGCCACTATCCCCCTTCGAACATCCTCCCCCCGCGCCTGCCGGCCGATGGCTCTGGTGACACTGAAGTGGCGTTTTAAATACGTCAGTCAGAATTTTATCACCTAGTTCCATTTTATCGGTACCCCGAAGGGATGAGACTTAACTCTTGTCCTAAGGACGTTAATTCCAGTTTAAGGAATTACCAATAAAATTTCCGTAGTTCTTATTATCGTTCTTGGTAAGTGGTCCTTCTTTAAGGAAAAACCCACAACCTCGTCGCCAAAGTATCATCGGATTAAGTTTCTTAGGCACTTCTCTGGAAGATTTTTACCAGATTAGCGTGCGAGACGCTGTACCAACAGGGAGGTTCTCCCTGTCCCAGTCGTCTATCCTGATATAAACCGCTTGCGCGAGTCCATACGAGGACAGATCTCCTAAGTTTTTAGGAGAGACGGTGGCCCTAAGGCC